AAAAAAAAACATACCTTACCCCTAAAAGGTCTATAGCACCTAAACCTTAGTATTACTTTTTGAGCCATTTTCACCCTTTTTGACCCTCGGTCCGCGGTCCCCCATCCCACCCAAATCCACCACTGTACATCCACCCAGTCCCATAATGCATCACACTAAAACCCCAAAACCAAGGGAAAACCCCTAGGAAATAGTACATTCCAAGTAATTGACCTAACTAGATAAAAGCATGATAATAACCCCGTCTACTTAGATAAAAGACAGACAAACTTCATTAACACAGAAAGGATAGTGACATGGGTAAATTACCACATACACCGGACAAACAGATCGAAGAGATCATGGACAATGCGCAGACTTTGATTAACTTCTGCTCAACTACTTTTGTAAAACCATCACAGGCATGGTACGCGTGCCTTGTCTCTGCAGCCATTCTGACTGCAGAATTAGACGTGCCTGTTGAAGTCTTTTTAGAAGGCTTTGAACAGGCGTACAAGGATGCGTTAAAGACCAAAAAGGAAATGGGAGCTTCTTATGATCACTAATGCGCATGAATTCACCTCTGTAAGCAGCACAAACGGGCGTGTGACGCCATTTAACACTGGGAAGGTGCAGATTGGTTTGATGTATCAGCCAAAGCCTCCTGAGATGACATCGTCTGAGGAGCTTGTTCAGGCAGCTTTGATGGGATGGTCCTCGATCCATCGTCCTGTGCCCTTGTGGCCTGTGACGTTGGGGTCGTTGATTGTGGGTTTTCTAATAATTTTGACTGTGGGGTAACTATGCATGAATTTTTGTACGAGTGCGATGAGTTGGGTTTAGCGCTCAAATGCTTCTTTGAGTATGAGCCGGCGGAAGTTGGTTCTGTTGAGCCCATGTCTGGTTTGAAGTTGGAGCCGGACTACCCTGAGGTATGGACGTTGATTTCGGTGTTCTTGCCTAACAGTCAGGTGGACTTGAGCGGGGTTTTGCATCCGGATGTGATTTTTCGGATTGAGCAGGACGCACCTATTTATTTTGAAGAGATGAGGAGAGAGACATCTTATGACTGAAGAATCAAAACTGTTTTTTGACGTGGGTTACCGATTGGGGTTGGTGGAGAAGAAAGCCGCGGCCCTTGATCGGTTGCTGCTTGATGTGCTGATGGGTGACACCGATCCCATGCAGGCCATGATTGATCGTCAGAAAATAAAGGACCAATTTGATGAGCAATCTTGAAGACTACAAACCACAAGTGGACCGGCCTAACTGCCACAAATGCGTGAACCATGATCCTTTGCCCATGACGCATCACATCCAATGCTTGGAGCCCAAGGCTTTGATCTCTGGCAATGCGCGGGCAGCGCAGAAGGGTTGGTTCCATTGGCCGTGGAACTTTGACCCTATTTGGTTGGAAGAGTGCAGCAAGTATGAGGAGAAGGCATGACCCAAGATGAAATTCTAGAGGCACTGCACAAAGTGATCCAAGAGAACAAGCACTACACGACGTGGACTGTATCAACCCCGCACTTAGTTGCCTTGGTCAACTTAGCCATTGAGCATGAGCGTGAAGCGTGTGCCAAGGTAGTGGAAGCTTGGAGCGATTGGCATGGTGGTACAGAAACCCTTGCTAAGGCCATCCGAGCGAGGGAGCAAGCATGAGCTATATCGTGGCATCCCTGCCGCCCTTGAAGTGTTTTGTAAAACGTGAGTTTCTGTACAACGATCACAAAGGCCATGGGGAGTTGGAGCCGGCGGTATGGGTCAGTTTGAAGGCGCTGCGCGGTCAGGTATTCAGGATTGAATCCCTGCTGCCGCATTACGGGGCGTTGTACGACAAGCTGCCGATCCATGCATATGTGTGGCACGCGGACCATGGTAATTTGCCCATTGACACCCTGCAGTTATGGGATTGCATGGGCTATCAATTCACCATCATTGAAAAGATTGGCCTGCGCAACCTTGGTGTGAAGTTCCTTGGCAAGGATAAGGAATGGCATTTCGGGCGCTATTTGTTCACTGTGGATTTTTGTGCTGATGGCATGGACTTGGACACAGGGTTCACAGAAACGGCCGAGGAGCACAAGAGCTTTAACTTTATGGCCTTGGACAACGGGCAGTTTGCCTGTCAGCCCAACAACCGGTGCCTCTGGTATGACCAGAGTCTTGTTCCTGCTGATACGAAGTTTCCTGACTTCCAAGCAGCGCAGAGGTTGTGGACTGTGGACGGCACACGCAAGTGGTCCGCGGGCGACGATTGGTTTTACAACATTGAGGAGAAGAAGACATGAAGGAACTAAGCATTTGGGAGAAGGCCATGGGTTGGCGTAAGCGCCAGATGGTCATTGAACAGCTTGAAGAGGATCCATGGGTCTTGTCTACGCAGCGCAACTTGGTCCTTGAAGAGGTGGCCAAGGAAATTGAGAAGATGAAGGCTTTTGGGCCGGACACAACGGGCAGTTTCGCTGCCTATATCAGGAATATGAAAACGTGAGCCCGATTAAACGCAAGGTAGCCATTCTTTGCCCGTCTTATGACGGCAAGGTTGTCTGTGACTTTGCGGTCACGATGGCTGTGATCTTTCAGCGCGCTGCGGTGGAAAGGCCTGACTTGGAGTTGAATCTTAACTTCTGGATGGGTGAGGCGCTGCTGCAAAAGGCTAGAAGCAATCTGTTTGGGGAAGCTTATGACGCGGGGGTGGACGACATTGTTTTCATTGATTCGGACCAATCCTTTGACGCACAGGCTTTCTTTGACCTGATTGACCATCCTGTGGATGTTGTGGGGGTCCCTGTTCCGATGAAGGTGGATGAGGAGCGCTATAACTTGCGTCCTGAAGATCCTTGGAAGCACAGTTGGAACCCGTATGTGAATTTGCTAGAGGTCGAGTGCATTGGCACTGGATTCTTGCGCCTTTCTCGTGCGGCCATGACGGCTGTTTGGGAGCAATCGACGCCTTACTTTGAGGACAAGCCTCGGCGCTTGATCTGTGATCTGCAGATCATTGATGGGGGATTGATTTCTGAGGATGTGCAGCTTTGCAAGAAGCTAACGGACGTGGGGTTCAAGATCTTTGTTGATGTGGCTTACACGTGTGATCACTTCGGGGTGAGAAAATACCAAGGGGATTACCAAGAATTTTTAAGAAAGAAGATGGAAGATGAGCTTCACAAATCAACACTTGCAATTGGGCAGCAAACAACCAGTGCATCAATTACAACTTTGTAATAAATGCGAGGAGAAACGGCCACCGGAAGGTGGAATACAAATGAGTGCAGCAAAGTGGATTTGCGCTTGCTGCTGGACTAAACGAGTAACGACAAGGAATTTAATACAACATGCCAAGACCAAAACCACCCGAGCCACTGATCGGAAGACAAGTGAGGATGTCTGACAGACAGTGGATGATTCTCAACCAATTAGGCGGCGCGGAATGGCTGCGCAACCTGTTAGATAAGAAGGCACCGATGCCTAAGAAATATTATGAAGTCTTTAACAATTCAAAAGAAGCTGCAGTCCCAAGAGCCCCAAAAACCTTTGAGTCAAGAACAACTGATGGCGTGGTGGCCATTCACAAGACTTGACCCAAAGTTCTTTCCTAAACCAACCCAACGCGAGCAATCGCAATATCAAGAAAGTCCAATATGAAAGCCACTAAACGTAAAAATACAAAAACCGCACGCGCACGCTCATTTATGCAGAGTAATCCTGCTGCAGCGCCAAATGAGGTAGCAGTGCGGTTTGGTTTGACCAAGCAATCCATCTATGTTTTGCGCAACACGATGAAGAAGAAAGGCTTTGTGTTCCCCAAGAGGGCTGAGCAGTTGGCCACGCTTGCTCCTGCAGCGCCTGTAGATGATTCCGTATTCCTTAAGAAATTGGGAATTGATCCTGTGAAATACGCACAGGCGGTCGAAAGCCTGCAAGAGGCAAAAATGGAAATTGAGATGTACGAGGACGAAGTGGATGCAACCCTTGACGCTCGGGCCGTGGACTACGGCAAGTTTATCGAGGGCGCTGAAGTCATTCAAATGCTAAAACGTGTTGTACAGAATGCTCTAAACAATCGTGACAAGACGTTGGCACATGATCAGGCCGAAGCCATGGACATGATCATCCACAAGATTGGCCGCATTGTGAACGGCAATCCTGATGTGGTTGACCACTGGCTAGATATTGCCGGCTATGCCAAGTTGGTAGCAGACCGCCTTGAAGGGCGCGTCCGCTGATTATTTGGCCTCACCCCAGCTCGGTCCGACTTCCACATCGCACCGACTGGGGACTTGCATATTCACGCACGTTGCCATAATTTCTGCTGCACGCTGCGCTTCTTCCTTTGTCTTGACGCTCAATGCCAGTTCATCAT